TTTACCAATGACTTTGCCAATATAAACATTCCAATTCACGTTACTGAAGATACAACAGTAAGCTATCTTAAAGATGGCGAAATTATATTTACCAAAGACTTGGTTTATTCTACAAATAGTGCCGACCAAGTTCAATATGTACAAAACTCATCTTTAGATGCCGATGTATTCAAGAAAAGAGTAGATGCTATTGCAGACACGACAGTTGAGGCTTTTAACTGCGTTAAGAATATCGCAAGTGATGTTTACCAGGAATTTGATGCAGATTCTATATACATAGACAAAGGAGGTGTGATTGAGGTTATAAAGATAGAAGAAATCGAAGAATGCAAGTACAATCCGTATAAAGTTACATTTGTAAATAAATTCGGTACGTTGCAAGACCTATGGTTCTTTAAGAGGTCGAATCTATCGCTTCAGACACAACAAGAATCGTATAAAGCAAATATCGTTACTAATGGCACTTATTCTATAAACTCAAGGCAAAAAACAGTATTTAATAAGACTGGGATGGAAAGGTTGCAGCTAAACACAGGTTTCTACCCTGAATCATACAATGAGATTTTTAGGCAACTAACTTTATCCGAAGAGGTTTGGATAAACTACGATGGCGATACTTTGCCGATAACAGTAATGTCAAGTAGTTTAAACTACAAGACAAGCGTAAATGACAAGCTAATCAATTACACTATTGATGTAGAGTTTGCCAATAATAAAATAAACAACATTCGATAGATGCAGCAGGTACAGTTATTCATAAAAGACGAAAATTCGGTTTACCAAAGAGTAGAATTGTTTGATGACGAAACTATATCTTTAACGCAATCTATTCAGAACGTAAAGGATGTGGCTAAGGTGTTCACGGACTTTACTAAAACATTCACAATCCCTGCTACAAAAGACACTAATAAACTATTTAAGCACTACTATAACTTTGATATTACATCAGGATTTGATGCGAGGGTAAAGACAGATGGCTTGATAAAGTTAAATGGAGTTGATTTCAAAACAGGTAAGATAAAACTTGAAGGGGTTGATTTGAAAAACAACAAAGCATCTTCTTATAGGGTAACATTTTTTGGCTCTATCGTAGAGCTTAAAGAGGTTTTAGGAGAGAGAAAGTTATCTGATTTGGATTTCTCTGCTTACAATCTTGATTACAGTCCTTCAGAAGTTAAGTCCAAGCTAATAACATCAGAAAGCTCTTCTAATCACATTATAGCACCACTAATAACTCATACCGAAAGACTTTATTACGATAGCGGTTCTCACGTTGCTAATACAGGTAACTTAGATTGGCATACAGGGTCAGGTAGTCATAATCACGGAGTAAAATGGAATGAGTTAAAATACGCTATAAGAGTAAACAAAATAATTGAACAAATAGAAGCAGACCCATTGCTCAATTTGACATTTAGTTCTGACTTCTTTAAGAATACAAGTGTTGATGAGTTTGACCAATTATTTTTGTGGCTTCATAGAGAAACAGGAGCTGTAAAAAACTTATCTAATACCACAGGTATAGAAACTTTTATTGATGGGTTTACAGATGCGACTGCTGCAAGATTCTATGGAACTTACAGTATAAGCAATTCAATACTCACTATACCTTCATCAGTTAGTTTCTTAAACTTTCAGTTCTTTCATTTAAACTTAGTTACCTCTTCATCAACACCATATAGTGTAAGAATAGAAAGAAATGGCTCTCAAGTATATACCTCATCTAACAATGTAGGGAACTTAACTGTTAGGGGAACAGGAACTGATTTTTATGTTGCTCCAGGAGAATTTATTGTATATGTTACGGCTGAATCAGCTATAACATTTAGTGATATTAATTGGAACTTCAATGAAGCTAGAACACCTCCTGTTAGCGACCCTGTAACTTTTTCTACTGGCAGCTACACTACAAACGCAAGCTTTACATTTAACGTATCTAATCAGATGCCTGATATAAAGATTATAGATTTCTTGACAGGCTTGTTTAAATGCTTTAATTTAACGGCTTATGTAGAAGGTAGTGTTATAAATGTAAAGACACTTGATAACTTTTACTTAAACCCTACTAATTATGATATAACAAAGTATGTAGATATAGATAGTAGTCGTGTCGATGTAGCACTTCCTTACAGAGAGATAACTTTTAAGTTTAAAGATACTAAAACTTTTCTCGCTAATCAGTTCTCTGAAGTAAACAACAAAGGATGGGGAGAAGCAACTACTGGAGATTTAATAGAAGGAACAGAAAACGTATCAGGAGATTTATATAAAGTAGAAGTTCCTTTTGGGCATATGTTGTTTGAAAGACTTGATGATTTCGCAAATGGCAACCAAAAAGACATTCAGGTAGGTTGGAATGTAGATAAGAGCCAAAACGCATATTTAGGAAGTCCTCTATTATTCTACCCTATAAACATAGATAGTGGAGGTATTTCATTTGTCGATTTAGTAGATGGAGATAATGTTCCTACTTCTAAGGTTGAAGTTGAAGATGTAAATATGGCTTTTAATAGCGTAAGCAATAACCCTTCAACCAATCCAAACCAACTAAGTTTTTACAGAGAAATTAGCGAATGGACATTAAACACAGACTACGAAGATACTTTGTTCTCTGACTTTTACGAGAACTATATTACTGATGTTTTTAACGAGAAGAATAGGTTAACAAAGGTAAAATCATATCTTCCTTTACGTATATTGACAAATTACAGTTTAAGTGATACTTTTATAATCGCAGGAAATAAGTACAAAATTAACAGTATTACAACCAACCTTCAAACAGGAGAGAGTGATATGGAACTACTAAACGAAGTATAATGATAAAAGATATAATAGAACTACTAAACTCAGATGACTTTTATGGTGGAACAGAAGCCATAGAAATTGCAAAAGGTAAATACGAATTAAAGGATAGTATCAAGGAAGCATTCAAACAAGGTAAAAGATTAGGATATGGCACAAAGTGAAAAGATAATAATTAGTGTTGAGTTAAAGGATAAAGGGGTAAAGTCAGGTCTTAAAGATACCACTTCTTCAATAGACCAAGCCACTAACGCAACACAAAATTTAGCTAATGCTGAGAAAGACGAAGCATATTGGGCAACTGAAGCAGGTCAAGCAGAGGCTTTAAGAAGTGTAAAAACTAATATCGCAAAAGGAGAGGCTAAGGCACTTGCTTTGGAAACTATCAAATTAACTGATGCTACAAAGAAAGGTAAAACCCAAACAGGACTCAATAACGCTATTCTTACTGAGGCAGGTCGTACTGCATCTGATGCTGCTTATGGTATGCAAGGTATGGCGAACAACTTAGGTCAGTTGCTTACGTTGATGAGTCAGCACGTTAAAACAAAAGGAGGATTTATTGCTTCTATGAGTGAGCTTGGTAAATCTTTGTTTGGTATAGGTGGTATTCTAATAGGTTTGCAATTACTAATATCTTATTTGCCTCAAATACAGAAATTCTTTGAGGATGCCGCAGATTCAGCAAGTAAATTCCTTAAATCTATTAATGAAAATACAGAAAGTTTAAGACTTATAGCTACTCAGTTATCAGACCAAAATATCACTATTGAAAAGAGAAATTCCTTGTTGGCTATTTTAAAAAGAACAAACAAGGAGCTTTATGACTTGATGGTTCAAGATGGGGAATTAAACAAGGATGCAAGTCAAAGAATATTAACTTATATTGAACTACAAGAGCAGCAAAACAGGTTAAAAGAAAAGCAATCCAAGTTGTCGGAGGAGATTACCAGGATAGAAAAAGATGACTTTAAAGTAAAAAGAAAGCTACGTAATATTGAGAATAAACATTTAGCAGAAAAGGAAAGAGCGCAAGAAACAGTTAATAGACTTCAGGAAAACGGGATTGCACTTACTGAAGAATATACAGAGTATGTTCTAACCAACGAGGGAACTATTAAAGTTCAAAAACAAAGAGCAATTACTGAAGAGGAATACTGGATAAACTTCAGTCGTAGACAAAGAAATGAAAAGGCTTTAGTAACAGACGAAATAACAGCATTAAACAGAAAGAAAGACCAATTAGCAAGAGGAGTGTTGGAATCTCAAATAAGAATAACTAAGTTGAGAAAAGAAGTTGGTTTAGATGTTCCTCCTCCAGCTCCTCGACCTCTTATACCTTTACCTGAACCTAAAGCCATAAAAGGTGCTGTTATGGGGATTGGCGAATTAGATGCAGAAGTTCTTAATCTAAATAAAACTACTGCGGACTCACCCCTCTTTAAACTTTTGAGTCTTGGGGAAGATTTACAGGATTATCAAAAAACTGCAAATGCAATAGGCGGATTAGCACAAGGCTTTATTGATACAGAAATTCAAGCTGAAGAAGCCAAGACTGTAAAGTTAAATAATCAACTCAAAGAAAGGTTAAGCAATGAAAATCTATCTGCTGATGAGAGAAAAAAGATACAGGCTAAAATAGCTGCGAATGATATGGCTTTAGCTAAGAAGAAAAACAAATTAGCAGAAAAGCAATTCAAAATAGATAAAGCATTGGCTATATCTACAACTTTGATAAATACATTCGAGAGTGCAGTAAAAGCATATAGGTCGCAATTAACGGCAGACCCAACATCTCCATTTAGAGCTATTATTGCAGGAGCAAAGGCATCTGCGTTTGGTTTGGCTAAAGTAGCAATGATTGCAAAGCAAAAGTTCGTGCCTTCTGCAATATCAGCACCTTCTGTTGGTGGAGATACAGGTGGTGGTGGAGGTATTGGTGGGGGGTCACCTCAAGCACCCTCTTTTAATATAGTAGGTAGTAGTGGTGTAAATCAATTATCAGATGCTATATCAGCACAAGGAAGAAAACCTGTAAGAACATACGTAGTAGCTTCAGACGTATCTACTGCACAAGAATTAGATAGAAACATAATAGAATCAGCAAGTTTATAATTTAAAATAAAATAATATGAGAGTAATTGAATTAATAATTGACGAAGAGCAAGAGTTCTCAGGTATAGAAGCTATCTCGATAGTAGACAAACCTGCAATACAGGAAGATTTTATAGCACTATCCAAACAAGACAAGGTGCAACTTGCTGACGTAGATACAGACAAGAGAATCCTTATGGGTGCTGCTTTGATACCTAACAAGAATATCTATCGTCAAGATAGCGAGGAAGAAGAAGGGTATTACATCTATTTCTCAGAGGCGACAGTCAAAAAGGCTTCTGAATTATTCTTAATAGAAGGAAACCAAAACAAATCTACCTTAGAGCATCAAGCAGAGCTAAGTGGATTGTCAGTAGTTGAATCTTGGATAATAGAAGATGAAGTCCACGACAAATCACGTAAATATGGCTTAGAGATGCCTGTTGGAACGTGGATGGTATCTATGAAAGTAAACAACGAAAGTGTTTGGCAAGACTACGTAAAAACAGGTGCAGTAAAAGGCTTTAGTATCGAAGGGTACTTCTCTGAAGCAGTTAGTTTAAGCTTTTCTGAGGAGGTTGAATTAAAGAGCTTTAGTGACTACCCTGATAGTGTAAAGAACAACGCTAAGAGAGCCTTAAAATGGGCAGAAGAGAATGGTTGGGGTTCTTGTGGAACAGGAGTTGGTAAACAACGTGCCAATCAATTAGCGAATGGAGAACCAATTAGTATGTCAACTATAAAACGTATGTATTCCTACCTAAGCAGACACGCACCTGATTTAGATTCAAGTAAATCCTACGAGGATGGTTGTGGTAAACTTATGTATGATGCTTGGGGTGGTAAGTCAGCTTTGAGTTGGGCAAAAACAAGAATATCAAGAGAAGAGAATATGTCAGACCTAACTGAAGAGGAGGCGCAATTCGTATTGTCTAAATTGGAAACTATTATTGCAAATAAGTTAAACGAATTAAAATCCTAACTATGAATCAGAACAAGAACAGAAGAGATAAGAACTTTATACCAAGCGATGCTTCTCCAAGAAGTGGTAGAGAGGGATGCCTATGTAAAAATGGCAAAACCTACTCAAGAAAGTGTTGTGATGGTTCTGTCGGAGCTCAAGGTATCGGAAAGATATAGATGAAAATCTAACACTAAACAAAATCAATATTACTTATTTATAAACTTAATAATTATTACTTATGGAAAGCAAAAAAGCAACATCTGTCCTTTCTGACATTATGCAAAAGCTGTCCTCTATCGGTAAACCTGAAGAAGTAAAAGAAGAGGTAGTTGTACTATCTGAAGAAATTACTGAAGAAGAGGTTAAAGAAGAAGAGGTTGTCTTAGCTGAAGAAGATGAGGTAGCAGAAGAAATCGTAGAAGAAGTAGTAGAAGAAGAAGAAGTCGAAGAAGAAGAGCTTGACGAAGAGAAGTATGTTTCAAGAGAAGAGTTTGAAAATGCTATCGCTGACATCAAAGCAATGTTCATCGAAGTTTCTAACGGCTACCAAGAAGAAAAATTAGAAATGTCTGCTCAAATCGAGGACTTATCTAAAGCACCTGCATCAGAGCCTTTATCTCACAGTCCTGAAGCTGAGTTATCAAGTAAAAAACAAGTATTGTTCAGTCAGAAAAGAAAAGGCAGTACTATGGATAGAGTTCTATCTAAAATGAATCGCAAATAATAAATTAACTTAAACTAAATATTTAAAAATGGCTACAACAACATCAATCACTACTACTTATGCTGGAGAATTTGCAGGAGATTACATCTCAGCAGCTCTTTTGAGTGGAGTAACAATCGACAACGGTGGAATCACTGTTAAACCTAATGTAAAATTCAAAGAAGTAATCAAGAAAGTTGCTACTGACGGAATCGTAAAAGACGGTACTTGCGACTTTGCTGACACTTCTACAATCACTTTGACTGAAAGAATCATCGAGCCAAAGACTTTCCAAGTAAACCTTGAATTGTGTAAGGCTGATTTCAGAAGCGACTGGGATGCTATCCAAATGGGGTACTCTGCATTCGACACTCTTCCTGCTTCTTTCGCAGATTTCTTAATCTCTCACGCACAAGAAAAAGTAGCTCAGAAAATCGAGCAAAACATTTGGGCAGGTGCTGACGGAAACGAAGGAGAATTTGACGGACTTGTGGCTTTGGCTACTGCTGATGCAACTGTCGTAGACGTAGTTGGAACTGCTATCACTGCTGCAAACGTAATTGACGAACTTGGAAAAGTAGTTGATGCTATCCCTGCTGCATTGTACGGAGCTGAAGATTTGAACTTGTACGTTGCTCAAAATGTTTATCGTGCTTACGTTCGTGCTTTGGGTGGCTTTGCTGCTGCTGGAGTAGGTGCAAATGGTGTCGGAGGACAAGGAACTAACCAAGCTCTTGGAAACGTAATGTTTGACGGAGTAAATGTATTCGTTGCAAACGGATTGGCAAACAACTACATCGTAGCTGCTGAGAAGTCTAACTTGTTCTTTGGAACAGGAATCTTGAACGATACTAACGAAGTTAAAGTATTGGATATGGCTGACCTTGACGGAAGTCAAAATGTTCGTGTAATTCTCAGATTCACTGCAACTGTACAATACGGAATCGGTTCTGACATCGTACTTTACACACCAGCATAATTAACTGAATAACTAATTTACTAAAGGGGTGGGTTCTGCCTATCCCTTTTTTATTAACCTAAAAAAATATAATATTATGGCTTGTAATTTCATAAGCGCAGGTAGAGCATTAGCCTGTAAAGATTCTGTCGGAGGTATCAAAGCAGTTATCTTTGTACCAAACGATGCGAGTAACAAGATTGTTGCTGACGCAACAGATAGTGCTACTGGAGCGATAGATTCGCTTGTAGCTAATGTAGCAGGAGCTTACAAATACGAACTAAAAGGAACTTCTTCTCTTGAAGAAACTATTACTGCTTCAGCAGATAACGGAACTGTTTTTTACGAACAAGCATTGAACTTGACCTTGCCAAAACTATCGGCTACCGATACAAAAGAGATTAAGCTATTGGCAGCTTCAAGACCTCAAATCATTGTTCAAGACTATAACAATAACTATATGGTTGTAGGATTAGAGAATGGTGCTGATGTTTCAGGAGGTACTATCGTAACAGGTACTGCTATGGGGGATATGAGTGGATATACTCTTGTATTCTCAGGAATGGAAACTTCTCCTGCCTCTCATCTTGATGTAGAATCAGATACTGGAACTGTAATAACTCTTGATGGTACTGATTCCAGCACTATTACATATTCTTAATACTTAGAATATCTTTAAATCTAAAAGGGGCGACATTATGTTGCCCTTTTTTTATTGCAAACAAATCACTATTTCTGTATTACTTAACTGTATGAAAATATTAACCACAACATCAATACAGACAATAAAATTCATTCCAAGAGAATTAGTTTCATCTGTTATTTTGACATTAACCAATAAGAATACAAGAACTTCGTTTACTGTAAGTGTATCAGTTGTAAATTCAAATGGGTATATGAGTTTAACAGGTTCTTTTTCTTTAGTAGAGAATACTAACTATTCTATGGAAGTAACAAATACATCAGGAGATGTCATTTACAGAGATACAATATTTTGTACAAACCAAACAGATTTTGACAAGTTCGATGTCCACAAAGACGACTACGTAACAGAGAATACTTTTGACAACGAATTTATAGTATTATAATATATAATTATGGCAAAACACAATATAAACAAGTACAGACAACCTAAGACTGCTAAGAAGCAAGGAAAGGTTCACGTAGTAAACTTCTCATCTTATACAAGACCTGAAGTTGTAGAAGTACAAAACAGGGATTGGATAGAGTATGGAGATGACAATGATTACTTCGGTTACTTGATTGACAGATACAACGGCTCTCCTACTAATAACGCTGCGATTAATGGTATTGCAGATATGATTTATGGCAAGGGATTGGATGCAGTTGATGGAGATAGTAAGCCTGAGCAGTATGCTGAGATGAAGTCTTTATTCTCTAAGAAGTGCCTAAAAAGTGTTTGCTACGATTACAAGATGATGGGTAACGCTGCGTTTCAAGTTATCTATTCTAAAGATAGAACTCGTATTGCTCAAGTAGAGCATATTCCTGTTCAGTCATTAAGAGCAGAGAAGGCTGATGAAAAAGGAAACATAAAAGGTTACTACTACTCTAACGATTGGTCAGAGGTTAGTAACTCAAGAAAGAACGTAAAGAGAATACCTGCATTTGGTTTCTCAAAAGAAAATATAGAGATAGTTTATATCAAGCCTTATAAGGCAGGTTACTTTTACTATTCTCCTGTTGATTATCAAGGAGGGATTCAGTACGCTGAGTTAGAGGAAGAGATTGCAAACTACCACATCAACAATATTCAGAATGGTTTAGCTCCAAGTATGCTTATTAACTTCAACAACGGAGTGCCTTCTGATGAAGAGAGAACTGCTATCGAGCAAAGAATATACGACAAGTTCTCAGGGTCAAGTAATGCAGGGCGATTTATATTAGCCTTTAATGATTCTAAAGAGTTGTCGGCAAGTATAGAGCCAGTACAATTAAGCGATGCACACCAACAATACCAATTCCTATCGGATGAGAGTATGAGAAAAGTTATGGTTTCCCATCGAATTGTATCTCCTATGCTTGTAGGAATTAAGGATTCTTCAGGTCTTGGAAACAACGCAGAAGAACTACAAACGGCATCTGTCCTTATGGATAACACAGTAATCAGACCTTTACAGGTAACTATCTTAGATGAGATTGAGGAGATTCTTCAATTTAATGGCATAGACTTAGACATCTATTTTAAGACGTTACAACCGCTTGAATTTACTGATTTGACTAACGCTATTAGCGAGGCAGAGATAGAGAAGGAAACAGGTGTTAAAAAGGATTCTGAGGTAGATACAGAACAAGAAGCTCCGATAGAAGAAGAACCAACATCTCAAACAGAATAAGATATGGCAAAAGCACTATTCATAAAGAAGGCTGACTTAGTAAAAAATACGGCTATAAGTGGGAATGTTGATACGGATAAGTTCATTCAGTTTATTCGATTGGCACAAGAAATCCACGTTCAGAATTACTTAGGTACAGACTTGTACGATAAGATTAGTACTGATATTGTTGCAGGTAATTTAACAGGCAACTACTTAACATTGGTTAATGACTTTATTCAGCCGATGTTGATTCATTTCTCTATGGCAGAATATCTACCATTTGCATCGTACACTATCGCAAACGGAGGAGTATTTAGAAGCGAGGTTTCTAACGGCTCTACCATTAGTAAAGAGGAAGTAGACTTCCTGGTACAGAAAGAAAGAGATTACGCAAACTATTATACTAACAGATTTATCGACTATATGAGCAATAATGCCTCATCGTTGTTTCCTGAATATTACAGTAACACAAACGAAGATATTAGTCCTGATAAAGATACAGTATTTCACGGATGGAATTTAGGATAAAAAAACAATACGAACCAAAGCAAGACAATAAGGAGAAACTTAAAGTCTTTCTAAAAAAGATAGAAAATGGCAAACTCAATCAACTGGGGAAAAATATACGATAGCACTAATTGGGGTGTTGGGGTAGACAACAATATCTCTTGGGGTATTGTTTACAAAAACTTAGGACTTGAACAATACACTAAAGACTTTCAAACAAGAGTTCTTGCAGATGGTGGGGTAATAGAATCTTTGGGTTGTGTGAATGATTTAGTTCCTCCTTTTAGCGATTCATTAGTACCTTCCTTATTAGAAGCTCTCGAAGCACGTTCGACATATTTCGAAAACGAACCCTTAACATTTCTTTTGCTTACTAACCTTGAAAACATTGACTTATAATGGCAAACTTATTAGAAAAAGCGAGTATCGTATTAACACCGACAGGGTATAGTGAAGATGTAATTCATAACGTAAAGCCGAGTGAATCTGATTTTGCGGATATGTCGCTTATTAAGAATGGAACGTGTACAAGAGTAAATGCACAAGGACTTGTTGAAACAGTAGCATCAGACATCCCAAGAATAGATTATTCAAAAGGAGAGGGTGCTATTTTAGTGGAGCTTGTAGGTACTAATCAGCTTAGATACAGTGAAGATCTTACTCAAAGTATTTGGTCAGGTGCAGGTTCGTTTACGAGTTCTGTTACTATGACAGACCCAACAGGTGGTATAAGTTCGGTTTCCAATATATTTAGATATAGTTCAGGAACAAATGCAGGTAAGTTTCAAGCAGCAGCATCAGCTTCAACAGGACAAGGAGTAGGTCTTTCTGCTTGGGTTTATAACCCTGATGGTGGCACTCAACAAGTATGGATTGGATATGGGGATATAGCAAGTGGAAACGGAAGTTTTCATAGCGTTATAGGGTATTGGAAAAGAATACAACACATAACAACAGGAGGTGTAACCCCTACCACATTTTATATAGCACCTGCTGCAAGTTCCAACCTTAGAGTTTGGGGATGCCAATTTGAAAAAGATAGTGGAGTAGGTAAAGATGGAAAAGTATCAAGCTATATGCCATCTACAAGTGGGACAGGAACAAGGTCGAGAGATAACTATGCTAACGGAGGTAATTCTGCACTTATTGGACAAACAGAAGGTGTGTTTTTCTTTGAGGGTGCTTCTTTGTACGATGCAATAGCAGGAAGAGGAATGGCTTTATCAGATACATCTCCTGCAAACAGAGTTGTACTTTATTTTGATTTTGCATCTCAAAAATTAAGGGGAACTATAAGAGATGGAGGAGGTGCGAATATCGCTATTACAGGAACAGTATCAGACCAAACCGCATTCAACAAGGTAGCAATCAAATACAAATCAGGAGATATTGCACTTTGGATAAACGGAACGGAAGTGGCAACATCTACCGCAACTTTTTCTTTTACATCTGATTTAAACGAGTTGGCTTTTGACCAAGGAAACGGCTCTTTACATTTAGAGGGATTCATAAAGCAAGTAATAGTATATAAAGAAATATTATCAGACGCAGAATTGGCTGCACTAACATCATAAAAACAAATTATGGCATTAAAATATTTATACGTACCGAGTGGGTACAAAGCAGGTAAAACCTACGGAGTTTTGCCGAATGCAACAAACGCAGACCTTTCTCTTGTTAGAAGTACAACAGCTACAAGAATCAACGCTGATGGACTTATTAAAACTATGGGGGCAAATGTACCAAGATTAGACTACACAGATGGGTCTTGTCCTACTTTGCTCACAGAACCCGAAAGCACAAATCTTTTGGAATATAGTGAGGATTTCAGTCAATGGGACAAAATAAACGGAGGAACAGGAGTTGTCCCTGTGGTGTCCGCAGGATTTTCTGCTCCCGACGGAACACAAGGAGCTTCGAGGGTTGTTTTTGACCTAAATGGTGGGACTACGATTTCAGATTTTTCAAGAATAAAAGATACTGTAACGGCTACAACCCCCACAATGAGTATATTTATTAAGTCAAACGACGCAAATACCCACCAATTAAATTTATCCTATGGAGGTGGAGAATTAGGTTTGGTTACTGCTAAGCCAAACGAATGGTCAAGGGTAGAAGTACAGGCAACATCTTCGGGTTCATTTGATTATAGGTTGGAGTTAAGGGGTTCTCTCACTACTGATGATTCTGCTGACGTTTTAATATGGGGCGCACAGGCAGAGAACAAGGAATACGCAACATCGTATATCCCTACTTCGGGTGCAGCAGAAACACGTGCAGCAGATACAGGAGTTATTTCAGGAGATTTATCTTCTTACATAAATTCATCAGAGGGTGTTTTAGAGATAAAAGCAAAGGCTTTGTTTAACGGAGGTAATGATTGCAGAATCACGTTGTCCGATGGAACTAACGATGATAGAGTGGGTTTGATTTGGTTTTCATCTCCAAACAATACTTCGGTTATTGTACAAAAAGATGCGTCAACCGTTGTAAATTCAAACTTAAATATTGACCAAACACTAATGACCACCTTCAAAATAAAGTGGAAAAGTGGAGATATTCAAGTCAAAGTGAATGGAACAGTTGTTTTAACTGATACAAGTACATTTAGTGGATTAATTCTTGACCAGTTAAGTTTCAGCAAAGGGACTGAACAATCCTTCTTTGAAGGAAATGTACAATACATTAAAGTTTACGATTCAATAACAGATTTTTAATAAATATATATTATGGCAATATACATAGGAAAGTACGCATTCAATTCAAAAGAACAAGCAATCGACAAAATCGAAGCTTTAGGAGTAGAACAAGACGAAGAAGGAAACGAATACCCAACGCACAAACACACTGTTGTAGAGTTAGGTTTAGAGGTTCTTGAAGAAGCAGTTTACGAGGAAGGGGAATTGGTTTCTGAAACTGTATTCGGAACTGATTACCTTGTTGATGTTCTTTGGCAAGATTTAGAAATAGAAGAAGATGGAAGTGTAGACCACCCTTACGGATGGAAATCTTACTCTGTCGATATTGATTCAGAAGGCATCCACGGATTCTTAGGACTAAGCTACCAAGACTTAAAGATTTAATACAATGACACAGGATTTGAAAGTGTATGCACTAAGCATCGGAACATTTGGAATATCAATGAGTAATTTAGACATCATTTTAAAGATTACTTTGATGCTTGTTACTATTGGGTACACAATTCAAAAGTGGGTCATAATGAATAAAAAGAGTAAATGAGATTAACAAAGAACTTTAGTTTGTCAGAGTTTGACTGCAATGATGGTACAGAAATTCCGTCTGAGTTATTGACTAATGTTTTAGAATTAGCAGAGAATCTACAAGTTCTTAGAGATTTTGTTGGAGTGCCTATTAAAATAAATTCTTCGTACAGAAGTCTTAGTCATAATGCAAAGATTGGTGGGTCAAAGAATAGCCAACATTTATTTGCTAAAGCTGCTGACATCGTTGTTGAATCTAAAAGTCCTGAACAAGTAGCAAACATCATAAAGGTTCTTATCTCAGAAGGAAAGATGAAACAGGGAGGAATCTCAGCATACAAGACATTCACACATTACGATATTAGAGGGCATAAAGCACGATGGTAAATAAATTCAAAAGCACATTGTTACGTAGCTTGGTTAAAGAGCAACGTTTAACACCTTTAGAAAGACTTGCCAATAGAGTAGGTTATATGGGGACAGGATTCTTTGTTACTGCTCCACACCTTCTACCACAGGATTCGGGAATGGTTGTTTACATACTTGCAGGTTTATTGTCATTGCCTCAAGTACTGGTAGCAAAGCAATGGAACTTAGTCATTGTGAATTTAAACGTAATGATGGCATACTTAATACTATTAGTAAAATGAGTTGGATAAGCAAACTTTTAGGAACAGGCACAAAAGGAATTGGAGATTTAGCGAAGGATATTCGTGAAGCTCTCAAGGGGAAAGAACTTGATCCTAACAAACAACTTGAAACTGCCGAAAGACTTGTAGCTCTACAAGCTAAGATAAACGAAACAGAGGCAGGTCATAGAACGATCTTCGTTGCAGGATGGCGACCTTTTATAGGTTGGGTTATTGGTGCTGCCTTACTTTACAACTTTATACTACGTGACTTAATAATATTTGCACATCCTTCCTGGTCTGATCTACCTGCACTTCAAATGGATGAGTTATTCACTATTCTATTCGGTATGCTTGGCTTAGGAGGTATGAGAACTTGGGAAAAGAAGCAGGGATTAACTAAGTAATTAACGACATTGTTAATAAAGTCTTAAATAAGGGTATTGACTTTTGCCTACTCGTACTGTACCTTTGCTACACAGGAATACTTCACGACACATACACATCACGAGTTAATGGAATCCAATATCACGACACTATATCGTGTTATGATTGTGCCAATAAAAAATAAAAACAATATATTGTAGTTTTTTTTTGCTTTTCATTAGGCATACTCTGCATAATTCCTTATATTTGTAACATAACCGAGTGTTGGTTAATTTTTTACTTTGTGAGATGGTTATCGTCTGTAATGGACACCATCTGTTACTCAGATATACTACAAACTACAATGAGTAGTATATCAACAAGATTGCAAGATATTGAACCATCTTGCAGTCACTAAGTTTTCACTTTGTTTGTTTGTTTTAATTGTAAAATTTGCCAGTAATTCATTTTATTGGCATTTTTTTATCTTTTATGTTGCATATGACAACAATATTAACTATCTTTGTCAGGAGGAAACATTTAAACAGATATATTATGAACGAAGATTTATTAAAAATGCAGTCAGAAATGATTGAAGATCTAAGGAAGATGGTCAAAGACCAAGAGCTTGAGATAAAATATTTAGTTAACACCAAATTTTACTTAGAATCACAAGTACGAATATTACAAAAGAAAAATAATAATCTTAATTATTAAACTATGGCAACAGAAAACACAAACATCTACAAAGCATTGGCAACATTTCAACAAGAATGTCCAGTAATTCACAAGGGAACTTCAGGGTATGGTTACAGTTATGCTGATCTACCAACAATCTTTAGTATCATCAATCCAATTCTACAAAGTAACGGATTAGGGTTTACACAACTTATCCAGGATGGTGCAATCGAAACTATCTTATTCCACACAGAGAGTGGTCAGACTATCAAGAGCCTTACATCTATCCCTCAAAACGTATCGTTGAAAGGTATGAATGAGTATCAAGTATTAGGTTCTGCAATCACATACATCAGACGTTACGCATTGAGTAGCTTGTTAGGGGTTGTTACAGATAAAGATACAGATGCTGCAACACCAAAGCAAGTTAGAAAGCCTGTCCTTAACGCTGCAACACCAGCATTTGAGAAGGCACTAAAGTTTGTACGAGAAGGTGGTAGCATATCAGCAATCGAATCTAAGTATTCATTAGGAACAGAAGTTAAGGCACTATTAAAACTATAATTATGAAGAAGTTATTTTTTACACTATGTATGTTTATGGCAGTAGCATCATTTGCTCAGTCAGCAGAATATAGAGATGGATTTAAAGATGGTTATTGCGAAGGGTGGAAAGATGTCAAAGGACAATACGCTTACTGCCCATACGCACCCTACCCAACATTCCCTGAATACGGAAGAAACAATTATAGAGGAGGCTACAACGCAGGATTCAAGAAAGGCAGACGAGCTGCATATTAAGAATAATTATAAATAAGTAATCAATTAAAATTAGTAAATTATGAGTCAAGAAGAAAGAAAGTACGTAGGAAGAGGTAAGAAAGCAGGGAATTTTGACCTTGTCAATTTCAGTATCTCTGAATCAAAAATCAAAGACAACTGGTTTGAGTACAACGGAGAACGTTATCTCAAGCTAACTATCGGAGCATTGAAGAACCCTGACAACTATGGGAAAACACATTCCGTTTGGATTGATAGTTACAAGCCGAAGGAAGGTGGAAATGATGGAGGTGGTCAAGCACCAGTAAAGGAGAAGTTGAACGACTTGCCATTTTAGGTTAAGTTAATGGTAGAAAGGTAATCGGAGGGGTGTAAAATCCCCTCTATTATCAAAACAAAACAAATGAAAAACAAAGCAAGGTTTGTACACGTAAACTTAGAACTTATGACAAAAGACTTAAACATAAAAGAAGTAACGCTACTATCATTGATACAGTCGTTAGCTAAAAAGAAAGGCTACTGCTTTGCTACTAACGAGATGTTATCGGAGTCTTTAGGGATTCACGACAGAACACTATACAGAATGCTGAATAAATTAGAGGAGGGTGGTCATATATCAAGAGTTACCCAATCTATCGGCAACTACGGAAAGGAAAGAAGAATATACTTACACGATTAAGATGGCAGAACTAAGCGACTTCATCAACTTGGATATTCAACCCAAGTCAGGAACTGCAAGACAACAGAAAGTAAAGTGTCCTAAATGTAGAGAGAGTGGCAAGACTAATTACAATGACCATTGTCTGAGTATCAATATAGACGAAGGATTGTATAACTGTCATAAATGTAGTTGGAATGGGAGAATAACAAACGGCAAGACAATCAAACAAATGATAGAAGAAACTAAACAATACAAAGCTCCACAATCAACAAGCCTAAAGTCTATAAGTGACAAAGGTATCGACTTCCTAAAGAGTAGAGGAATCACTCAAGAGGTAATAGACAACAACAAAATCCATTCATCTTCGGATGGTAAAAGCGTAATCTTCCCATACTACAAAGAAGGTAGCTTAATCAATTACAAGACAAGAAGTATAGAGGATAAGAAGTTCTTCCAAGCTAAAGAGGCAGAACCTATTATGTATAACTACGACAGAGTAGTAAATCAAAACTTTATCGTTGTTTGCGAAGGAGAGATGGATTCATTGTCTTGGGAGGTTGCAGGAATCAATTCCCATACAACAGTCAATCAAGGTGCGCCAAACGTAGCAGATAAGAACATAGACAAGAAGTTGGAATGCCTTAACACTTGTGCTGACGTATTCAAGACCCCCCATACAATCTACATATCAGTAGATAATGATGAGAACGGAAGGTTGTTAGAGAAAGAACTCGTTAGAAGGTTTGGAGCAGAGAGATGTAGAATAGTCGATTTCAGCCCCTTTAAAGATGCGAATGAGGTATTAGTCCAAGAAGGAGTAGAAAGCCTTCAGAAACGTATTAAAAATGCCTCTACACCGAAGGTAGACGGAATCTTTACTGTTGATGATATTACCGACAGTATGTTGGATGGTTATCGTAATGGTCAAGAGAGAGGTACAACTACCTATATACCTGAAGTAGACAGAGCTTGGACTTGGAGAGCAGGAGAGGTAAACATTTGGACAGGTTACCAAAACGAGGGAAAGAGTTTATTCTTGAATCAGTTGGCAACAATCAAGGCAAGTGTCGATGGTTGGAAGTTCGGAGTGTTTAGTCCTGAGAATATGCCTATGAATGATTTCTTTAATGATATTATTGAAATGTATATTGGAAAGAGTTGTGACCCCTACTACAAGAATAACTATATGAGTGAGGGAGAGTACAAGCAAGGTATGGACTTCGTTAAGAATCACTTTAACGTAATCTACCCTAAGAAGAACTTTACGTTGGACACCATATTCCAAAAGGCTAAGTATCTTATAAAAACACAAGGTATTAGAGCTTTGATTATTGACCCTTACAATACTGTTCAGCACAAGATGGGTAGAGGGGAACGTGAAGATTTGTATATCTCCAGGTTTATGAGTGAACTTAAAAGGTTTGCAGTAGATAACAATATCTCAATACACTTAGTAGCACATCAAGTAACCCCACAAAAAGGAGATGATGGTAGATACTTCAAGCCTGATGTAAACAGAATTAAGGGTGGAGGTACATTTGCTGACAAGGCTGACAATGTATTGTTTGTATGGCGACCTGATAGAGCTATTGACTTTTCAAGCAGAAAGGTTATCTTTGGCTCACAGAAGATTAAGAAACAGAAACTTGTTGGATACCCTCAAGACATAGATAATATATCTTTTGACATTAAGTCATCGAGATATTCCTTTAACGGAAACACACCTTTTGTACAATTAGATAAAATGAGAATCAATGGATAACCAACCTCAAGAAGTCATATTAGACTTGCCTATATTTATTAAGCAAACCAAAGGCAAAGTCAAGTGGCTTACATTAAACAACTATCGTAACTGGCACTATCAGACCTCGAATGGTTTGAAAGTGAAGTTTAAGAAGGAAGTAACCCCTTTACTTAAATTTAAGATACAAGGAAAGGTTCGCATAGACTATTACTACTATGCCCCTGATAAAAGAAAGAGAGATTTGATGAACGTGATTAGTGTTGTAGATAAGTTCTTTCAAGATGCGATGGTTGAGAGAGGTTGTATTGAGGCAGATGATCTGTCTATTGTAGTAGAAGTAAACTCAAAGTCAATGGGAATTGATAGAGATAACCCAAGATTAGTAGCAAAAATAACCAAGTTATGATTAAACCAACAGTTTTACAAGTCCTTGCAGAGAAGCACGATGATTGGATTAGAATGGCAAGTTCCTTCGGATTGTCTGATGATGATGTGCAAGAGATCGTTCAAGAGATGTATATTTGTGTAGAAAACGCAGTAGATGATGTAGATAGGATTATGTACAACGACAAAGAGGTAAATACGTTTTATGTTTATACGGCACTAAAACACCTCCATTGGCAAGGATTCCACAAAGCAGGTAGGTCAAAAAAGAGAGTTGATGTAAGATACTTCTCAGAGCTAAAGCATAGCGAAGAGCAGGATGACAAGATACTGTTTCAACAGTTCTTACGGACAGAGAATAGTTTGCCTGATGAATTTGAGCAGGAGTTGTTTGGTAATGTTACAACTGAATCTATTAGTAGCAAGGTGGAAATTATGATGGATGATTGGCATTGGTACGACAAAAAGATATTCAATCTGTATTTCAAGACTGGTATCTCTATGAGAAAATTAGCCTCTGACACTACTATAAGTCTAAGCTCTATATTCAATACCATAAGCAACGGAAGAGGTAAGATTCAAAAGAAATTGAAAAAAGAATGGGAAATATATAACAATAATTAGTATCTTTATGAAAATGAAACAAAAGAATCACACTCAGAACGAGAAGATTAGACGATTAGAAAAGGTAGCAACTCAGCTATATGTTAGGGTTGTTCAATTAGAGAAAGCAGTTCAAGAATTATCAAAACCAAAACAACAAGATGAAACAACCGAAGGACAAGAGGACTAAAGCCTACAAGGATTGGAAGGCTAACCAAGAGAAAGGGTCAGAAGGACTTGGCGACACTATCGCTAAAGTAACAGAGGCAACAGGAATAAAGAAGGCAGTTAAGTTTCTTGCTGGAGAGGACTGTGGATGTGATGAAAGGCAGGAGCGTTTGAACAGAATATTTAAGTACAACAAACCTGAATGTCTTAACGAAGATGAGTATAAGTATATTGCAACTTGGATTGAGAACGGAAAGGACAAGCTTAATAGTAAACAGCTCAGGGAAATGAATGTCATCTATAACAGAGTGTTTAAGAAGAAGTTTAGATGTCAAAAATGTTCTGCACCGAGAATGATGAAAGAACTTGTTACCTACTTCAATGATTACAAGTAATATCGAAACAAAGAACTACAACAGTTTTCACGAAGATTTAAAGAAAGGTAAGGTTTACGAGAAAGAGGTGTTGTATATGATACAAAAAAAGTATCCTAAATCACACGAGATAAAAGGTTACTTTAAAGAGTATGACATATTTGTTCCTGAGAAGGGGTTTGGTGTAGAAGTTAAGTCAGACCAAAAGAGTAAGTACACAGGAAATATAGTTATTGAGATAGAGTTCGATGGAAAGGCATCAGCTTTATCAACTACAAAAGCTAAGTACTGGGTAATTTATGATGGAGATAATTACAATTGGTTTCTTGTAGACAACATACATAAGTGTATAAGCGAGAATAATCCAAGAGCAGTTAGTTTTATAGGTAATGGAGATACAAAATCTAAAAGAGCCTATTTGATACAGAAGAATACACTATACAAATACAAAGAATAATTATGAAAGATTTCAGACCAAGATTACGAGGCAACAAGTTAAAAGCCTTTGAGAACATTACCAAAGACGAAAACAGAGTATTAGTCATTGGAGATTTACACGAGCCATTTTGTCTTGATGAGTACCTTGCACATTGTCAAGAGGTTTACGCAAAGTACAACTGTAACAAGGTTGTCTTTATTGGAGATGTTATTGACTCACATTATAGTTCATTCCACGAGTCTGACCCTGATGGTCTTGGTGGTGGTGCTGAGTTAGACATTGCTATCTTTAGATTAGAGCGATGGTACAACGCATTTCCGAATGCTTACGTAACAGTAGGAAACCACGACAGAATCATCTCAAGGAAAGCATTTAGTAGTGGAGTTCCAAAGGCTTGGATAAAGTCCTTTAACGAGGTTCTAAACGTGCCTAATTGGAAGTTTGTGGATAGAGTTGTGATTGACAATACTCAATACATTCACGGAGAAGGTGGTACTGCACACGCTAAATGTAGAGCTGATATGATGAATACAGTTCAAGGGCATCTACATACTCAATGCTATACCCAATGGTTTGTTGGTGCTAACTTTAGAGTATTCGGCACACAAGTAGGTTGTGGTATTGACTTTGATAAATACGCTTTTGCTTATGCAAAACGAGGCAAGAAACCTGCTATTGGATGTGCAGTAGTGTTGGGTGGTAAAACAGTTGTAAACGAATTAATGGAATTATAAGATGATGGAACAAGTATTATTAGACAGAATTAGCGATATAGTGAATGCACCAGCAACAGATAGACAGAAAATAGATGGTCTGTTAGAGTTAGATGCAAGATTGTACACAGAGCTTGGAGTAAACTCTACTAAGGCAGATAAGTTAGAAACAAGACGTAAAAGTCGTATTATTTATAGAGAGATTCGTTCCATAGATAAAAAGGATGGGAATCTATTGTTAAACCATTTAGATAAGTAATATGCCAATTCCAAAAGTTAAGAAGTACGAAACCAATAAAGAGTATATCAGACGTTGTATGGGGAATGCTTTAATGACCCAAGAGTACTCAGATCCTGACCAAAGATATTCGGTTTGTCAGATGGCATTCAAGAAAAACTTTGACCCAAAGCAATAATTTAACGTAAAAGTTATTGACATTTGTTACATTTATTGTTATATTTGCATAGAGGGAGTTGATAATAGCTCCCTTTAATGTAAAAACAACTAACAATATGAACGATAAAGTAACAACATTTGATGGCAAGGAATGGCTTATCAAAGATTTAGAAGAGAAAGCGATAGATGATTCATTTTACTATGGCTACCTCGCTAAGAATGTACTTAGCAGTAGTTCTGTTAAGCTACTAAACAAATCCCCTAAAGACTACAAAGATATGTTAGAAGGGGTTCAGAAAGGTTCTAAAGCCTTAGAAGAAGGTAAGCTCATCCACACAATGCTATTAGAGCCTGAGAAATTGTCTGAGGTTAATGTTGTGGAATCTACTACGAGAGCTACCAAAGTATTCAAAGCAGCACTTGCTGAGAATCCAAACACATTTACTCAGAAGGAGTTTGACAATTGCAGAGGTGTAGCTGATGCCGTTTTAGGTAATAGTTCGGTGTCCTCTTTTATGGAAGGATGTGATGCAGAAGTTCCTGTGATTGGAGAGATTTCAGGTGTTCCGTTTAGAGCGAAGGCAGATTTAATCTCTTTAGAGAAAGGCATTCTACTTGACATAAAGACTACTGGAGATATGGATAGATTCAAATGGAACGTACAGAACTTTGGCTACCATATGCAAGTTTATATATATTGTGAGTTGTTCGGCATATCTTACGATGACTTCTACTTCTTGGTAGTAGACAAGAAAACAAAAGCCGTTGGTGTATTTAGTGTAACAGAAGAAACCTACTTCAAGGGATTGACAGAAACAGAGAAGGCAATCGACCAATACAAGAAATACTTTGTAGACAAGGAAGAGGATGTAGATGACTTCACAATATTTGGAGAGGTGTAATGGAGGATGAGCAGAAACAGGAAATAATACTCTACGGCTATCGAGATTCATTAATGCTCTACGATGAGGGATTATCAATAGACGATATAAAAGAAGTATTAGAGTTATACGAACAAAGAGAACTGTACCTCACTTGTGCAGGAATTAAATTAGCAATAGACGAATTAATAGATAAATATGGAAATGACAGCGTTAGAAATTAGATTAAAGATAGAGAGTGATTTTGATGTAAGATTGAGAAATCAATCAAGACTTAGAGAATATGTATATCCACGAGCGGTGTACTTTAGACTATGTAGAGAATACACAGACTTGACGTTACAGGAGTTGGCTGAATCTATGAACCTTAAAACCCACGCAACAGTACTAAGGTCTTTGAACTTTACGTTCTACGATATGCTTTATGAGAACAAGTACAAGAACTATTACGAGAAGTTCAGAAGGCAGATGGAAGGCAATCCAACATTGGAACACGAGAACAAATTGCTCAAGATAAAGATTCAAGAGTTGGAGAATGTTGTAGAGGGGTATAGATTTAAACTCATAGGATAGATGGAACACTTAGACGAAATACTATTAAGGATTCTTAACAAGCCAAGTGATAAGCAGGTTACTATATTTGATTTGATAGAAGAGCAAAGAATAAATAACTTGGATGTAGAATATACAGAAGTAAAATAAATGATAGACTACAATCATAAGGCACAACAATACTGTATAGCTAATGACATAAAGATATATCCTATTGTAGTTACCAAGACTGTATTCGAGATAGAGATAGATTACAATGGAGATATAACAAGGAGCGACAAGAGATACAACGCAAAGAAAACCCAACAGAAGATTTGGGAATTGTATAACCACTTTTATAAAAACAGAAAGTAATATGGAGGACAAGATAGTACAGACAGTTATAGAGGCTTATAAGGAGCGTTCTAAGGTAGGAATAGAAAAATATGGTAAGACAATGGAGAGAGAAGATTTGAGTGCCTTAGATTGGCTACAACATCTCCAAGAAGAATTAATGGATGCGACTTTGTATATCGAGTCCTTGAAAAGAAAATACAGACTAATTACAACAGGAACAATGAAAAACATAGAACTATGACACAAAAAGAAAAAGTAAATACTATTATATCAGAAATAGAAGGATTTATGTTTGAGTTCACACCACAAAATAAGTCGGATAAAGAATCTATGCTAAGCTATTTTTCCTCTATGCTTTGTGCATTAGATGTAGACATTGCTATTGGAGTTATGAGGGAACTTGGAGATGAAGGAAAACACCAAGCCTTAGCTATTAAAATAAATTACGGATATTAAAACAAATATAATTATGAGCGAACTTAAAAAATGTACAATATCAGGAATCATAGACCTTGAGGAAAACTTCCACAAAGGAGGATTACATCCATACGTTAAATTTGTAGAACAGTTTAGAGCAAGGCATCAGATACCTGTAAAGGATTTAAGGAGTTTCCTGGATGAAGTTAATGAAGCTCAAAAGAGTAACATAAACAAATTACTAAAACAATAACATTATGGATTGTGATATTTTAGCAGCAGTACTGGTAGTAGTATTCGGAGTGATAGTTACAGTAAGATTTATTATAATTTCATTAGAAAAAGAAGAATAATTATGGAAGGAAAAGATTGGTATTTAAGTGCAGGATTGTTTAACGGAATCCTATTTGGCACAAGAACGTATGAGTATTTTGGAACGAGAGAGGAAGATGATAACAGGTATTACATTGTTGATTACGTATTGTATTTTGGATTCGTTCAGTTGATTTTAACAACGTCAAAGATTATTGATGA